CGGTTAAATCCAATGGATACTTGATCTTCAATTCACACCCCTACAGCATGAACCCTAATGATTGGAGTGGCAGGCCGGTTAGGGGCCGGCTTTTCGGGAGCTACCCTAGCCACAATGGCATTCTACTACGATCTCGCAATGAGACTGACTGCCGGGAACCCCCCATGACTTAACTCTTGATTCTCACCGAAGCGCAACTTGCAGGACTTGAGCCCGCCCTTGCACTCGTCCTTGCTCGGGTCGTCCGTGGGATTGTCGTCGTCATCGAACATTGCGCCGCCGGTGTAGCCGCAGTTCGGCCCGCGATAGCCACCGGTCATCGCCCAGTGGCAGAAGGTCGTCATCTGGCGCCCAGGCAGGCCGTGGTTGTCGATCTCACCCGGGGACGACAGCTCCCACTGCACGACCTCTCCGTCTTCGCCGGTCTTCTGGTCGATGAACCAGATTTCCAGCGCCTCTTGCGTGGGGTCGGCGGTCGGGTTTCCCTCAGGGAAGTTCGCTGCATCCAAGTACTGGGCCAGTGTCTCGCGCACGGTCAGTTGAAACTTCAGCAGGTCGTCGAAGGCCAGGCACAACGCCGTTATTCGCCCGTTGACGTTGCCGGCCATGAATGTTGGCCGTGTAGCGCTTCCGTTGCTGTCCGCGCCGATACCTTCTATCTGCACTGGCCAGGCCGCGTACTCGTTGCCCTGCCACCAGATAGACTTCGCAGGCAGGTCGTCAGGCGAACTCTCATAGGTCAGCAGTTCGTCAGGCGTGTGCGGAATCGCGTGAGCATGGAAGCGCAGTACATCCGCGCCGTACTCCGAGCCATCGATTTCAAACAGCCGCACTTCCCCGCCGGGCTCCAGCTTCTGGATGTCCGTAATCAAAGCCATGCGGCATTACCTCAAGGGTGAAAGGTTTGTTCGAAGGTGGCGGCCAGGGTGTAAACCGAGCCGCCTTTGTGGGATGGCTGAAATCCGGTGCATTTGTAGAGGCCCAGTTCGCCGAGAGGCGGCGTCCACAGGAACGCAGTAGCGCCCTTGTGGCGACGCAGAAAGGCGATGATCTCCTTGATCCTGTCCGCATTCCCGGTGTAGCTGACCGGCCACGACTGCTGCTCGTTGTTGAGGCCATCTGACACCGACTGGCTGTAGCCGTCGCCAAACTGCTTGGTCCGGGTGCGCTGCTTGATATCGCCAGTCGCACCTTTCTCCGTCTGCCAGGTGAATCGCTCAATTGCCATGGATCACCCCTTGATAGCCCGGTTGATTTTCCCGCCTTGTCGCAGGTCTACGCTCACAAGCTTCTGGTAGCGCTGATCAACATAATCGGCCAGGTCCTTGCCGAACTGCTGGTAGGCCGGATCATCGGTTGTGGAACTTGTCGAGCCATCGCTGGCCACCGTGACCTGCACGTTTATCTGCGTTCCGCCCCCAGAGCCACCACCCATAGCCCGGACACCGAGCGCGCCGCTTGCGGTCCGGGTGAGAGGCATGATTGCCTCGGGCCCCGCCTCGCCCATCACGCCGGTCTGCCCGCTGGCCATCCCGAAGGCAGTCGGCTTGCTGACCACGCTATTGGAGAAGGCGCCGCCATCGGCGAACATCTGCACGCCGCTCGACCATGCGCCGCCATCGGCCTGAATGCTGCCCGGGGTGAACCCTGAAAGGTCGCCGCTGTAACCGGCCTGAGTGGAGCCCGCCGATGCCGCTGCGCCCGCGCCGCCGAAGTAACTTGCACCCGCTCCGACCAAACTGCTCAGCAATGCCGAGCTGGCCTGCCGAGTCGCGATGCGCGCCATGTCGGCCAAGATCGACTTCGTGAAGTCCGCAAACGACAGCTTCCCGCTCATGGCGAAGTTGACGATCGCGTCCTCCATCGAGCTGAAGGCATTCGTGAACAGGCTTTTCGTCTGCCCGGCGACATCCCTTGCAGACTCCAGGTAGTTCTGCCACGCCGACGATGCGCCGGCGCTCCAGTCGCCCTGGGCAGCGGTCATGCCGTCATAGTTGGATTGCACGGTGTCGTGCAGATCCTGCTGGGTGGTTTTCAGCGCAGCCAGCTTCTTGGTGTACTCGTCGAGGCTCATGCCGCGCGAGCCATCACCGTACTGGTTGGCTAGGTCGAGTTTCTGGGAGTTGATGCGGTCGTCGATGGCGTTCTGTTGATCGGTCAGGCCGCGCTGCCGATCTCCCTGGCCAAGTCCGGCCGCGGCGCGCTGTCCTTGCTGGCGCAACGTGTCGACTTGCTGCTGTAGCGCACTGGTATAAGTCTGAACGGCCAGTTCCTGCTTCTTCAGCCTGCCCTGCTCGTTCGTGGCCAGCACATCCAATTCGCTGTCCGCCTTAACCATGTCGGCGCGCGCATCGGCGATCTTCTGGTCGAGCTGAATTCGCTGCTCGCCCGTGGTTGTCGCCTTGCCTTTCGCTGCCTCAAGAGCCGCGATCTCCGCTTCGTAAGCCGCAGTGACCTCGTCCCGCTCGTTGCCGATCAAGGCTTCACGCTTCAGGAGATATTCCTGCTGCGAGATCAGCCCGGCCTTCTGCGCGGCATCCAGTTGTTTCTGGGTGTTCGAGTAGTCGGACTGGATTTCCTTGAGAGCGTTTTGAGCGGCGTTGAAGCCGGTGAGGTCGACGGCGCCAGCGGTAGATGCTGCCTTAGGGTCCTTGTACTTGTCCTTGATGTTCTGGATGTCTTGCGCGATCAACTTCTCGTCGAGCAGCGGACTGTCCGCGTTTTTCTTCCTCAGCTCTTCGACGCGTTTTCGGTAATCGAGAATATCCTTTTCGCGTTTCTGCTCGTTGTTCTGGAAGCTCTCGCGAACCTTTGCGATGTACTCTGCCGCCGTTACGGCTTTCTGTTGCTGCTCCTGGGCAAACCCTTTTGCAGCCGCCCGGCGATCCTGCTCACCCTTTTCGATGAGGAGCTGAGTCTTTTCGGCTTCAAGCTTCGCAATGCCATTGGCCGCAAGTGAGGCGCCAAAGCTGCCGCCAATGCTTTCACCCTGCTTCTTGAAGTCCTTAATGCGCTCTTCAAGATCGGACATTCTGTCAGCGAAGGATTTCTCCCGGCCGACATTGAGCATGGCATCCCATGCACCTTTCGCCCCGTCCTTGACGTCCTTCCATGCTGCCTCGATGGTGCCGAGATTGGCCTTCACGTTGGCCGAAACAGTGTTGAGCGCGTCTGCGTAGGTCTTGCTTGCCAACGTTGCAGCGTCCTGGGTTCGCCCTTGGCGCTCGAGCGAGGCAATCTGCTCGTAGGTGCTGACCGTCAGAAAGTTCATCGACTCGTTGAGAGCGAGTACTGCCTTTACTGGGTCTTTTGCGATCTTCTCGAAGTTCGCAACGGTTTCTGATGTCGCCTTATCGGTGGCATCTTCAAAGTTCGCCGCAGCGGTCGCGATCATTTCGAACGACTGGAGTGGAATCCTTGTCGATGCAGCAAGAAGAGCCAGGCTTGCAGCTGCCTCATGCGCCGTGCCATCTTGCTCGGCAACGGCCTTCGACAGAACGCTTAACTGAGCGGCCGTAGTCCCAGCCGTGTTACCGGTCATGGACAAGGCTGTCGTATACGCAGTTGACTCAGAGCTACCCTGTTTGTAGGCGATCCCTAGGGCAGTAATCGCAGCGGCAGCAACTACGGCGCCACCGAGAATCACACCGAGCCCTACCCCCAGCGGAGGTGTTGCGGCTCTAAGTGCGTCGGTTGCTTCCTTGGCATTTTTTGTCGCGTCGGCGGCGGTGTTTGCGCCTTCGGCCAGATCGGAGAGACTCTCGCCAGCTTTACCGGTGCTCTCAGCGACATCCTTGGCGCCAACTGCAATACCTGCCAGCGACTCACCTAGCACTGCCGCCCCAGCTCCGCCAGTGAAGAGGGACTTTATCTTTCCTGCGAGGGCATCAAATGTAGCGCCAACACCACCGAACGAATCCTTGATCTGGCCGCCCTGCTGGATCAGCACCATCAGCGGGTTCTGGCCGCCAGCCAAACTGGTGAAGATGTCCGTGAACTGCGCGGGAAGCTGACGCAATGCCGCTTCGGTCTGCTTCGAGCTGACGCCAGTCTTCTTCAGGCCATCATCGAAGTCACCCAGCTTTTGCCGGGAGGCGTCAATGCGGGCCGAGTAATCCCGAAACGTCTCGGAATCGATCAGGCCGGCAGCCTTGTACTTCTGCAACTGCGCCTGCTGCTGGTCCAGCTTGTCGAGCGCGGCAATGGCCGGATTGATCTTGGCCAGCAGCGTTTGCAACCCCTCCGCTTGAACGCCGGTGGCTGCCGCCGATTTCTTCGCTGCCTCAGCCTGGCGATCCGTCGAACCGACCAGAGCATCAGACTCCGCCTGCAAACGCCGCTGAAGAGCGGCCAGGCTGCTTGCAGAGGAGCCAGAGTTCTCCAGCGCAGTGGCGTTGGTGTTCACGCTGGTGGTGAGGGTCTGGTAGTACTCGCTCGAATCGAGCGATGCCTTGGCCATGGCCGTCAGACGCTTGATTGCGTCGTCAGTGGATTCGGACAGCTTGCCCTCTGCCGTGGCCAGGCCGGCGGTTGCGGTGGCCGCTTTGCCGAAGCTGGCAGACATGCTATCAGCAGCTTTCTCTGCTTTCGTCCCTGCCTGGACAAGCCCCTCCAGATCTGCGGTAGCCTGAACGGCATCGCTCGTATCTACCGCAACGCCCAACTGTGCGATTGTGCCCGACATGAGTGCTCCATTACTTCGATTCGCTCATGACGAGCAGGGCTTCGGCCTCCATCACCTGAAGGTCAGGAAAAATCTCGGCAATTTGTTTTTTCTTGATGCCGAGGTATCCGGCTACGTCGCGAATGGACGTGTAGTCGAGCCCGGTGGCGCCGTACGCCCCTGTACGCCACTGCGTGGCCAGGGC